CGCCACGACACGTAAAGTTGGGTTTCGGATTCCACATATCGTTTTCTACGGAAGCCTGAAGTTGCCCAACATCTTATATCCAGCTACCCCACAGTTCATCTTGTGAGTCAGACAGATAAGCAGTCTTTACAAAGTCATCAGCGAACAGGAACATCAGGCCCGCTTTGACTTTCTTTACTTCTGGGAAGTGCTTGAATATTGCAAGGGACACAATCTCAAGCTGTTTGAGTTCGGCAAACTTGCTCGACTTGCCCGTCTTGTAATCCACAGTCAGGGCGGTATCCCCTTGCAAGATGATGATGTCTGCAACGCCACGCCACCACACGTTCTTATCAAAGAACCCGCATGGCTTCAAGTCTGCGGTCAAGCCAAGTTTGTTCTCACACAACTTCTCCCCGGGCATGTCTTTCAACACTTTTAAAGCTGGCTCGATATGGCTGTACTTCTCAGGAATAGGGCGACCCTTACTTACGTATTCTTCAGCTATCTTATGAATCTCATTACCAAAAGTAATAGCCTCACTTAACGGCTCTTTGATATCCTTGACCACTTTGAGGTGGTAATACTTCTTGGGGCATTGCTGATACAACGCCAAACTGCTGTACGACCACGTTATAGGTTTCGACATTAACAATCTCCATAGTTACGGGCCATTCCTGATTCGCAGTTAAGCGGCAGGTCTAAAGCCCAAGGGGGTGATGTACGCATACATTCTTCAATGTAAGCCCGAGCTTCGTCTGCCTCGTTCTCTGGTACTACGCAAGCCACGGCGTCATGCACGGTCAACACAACCCTGTAGCGTTTTTCAATTTGGATGATCTGTTCACCAATGACACAACGTGCAACGGCTTGACACAGATTCTCAGCAACTTTGCCCCCGTATATTTTGTTTGGCCCGTTGCGTGTCTCGTAAGTAAATTGACCCGTAGAGTTTTTTCGCAGGTCAGGATAGTTGAGGTACAGCCCGTTGGGTAGCGGTATCCCTGTGAATGGCGAAGTCTCCATCAGTCCAACCGAATCTACCTGCACTGGTTTGTTGTATGCAAGCGCTGTCAGAACCAAATTCAAATGATTCCACCACTCAGCAATACGACGATTCACACCACGATACTGCTTGATGATGAACCGGCAAGTATCCAAGTCCAAGTCTTTGCCCATGTTTGACAACTGAGCTTGGAACTTCTCCGCGCCCATGCCGTATCCAGCGCCAAGCACGGTGGTCTTACCAATGAACCGCTGTTCTGCGGTGACTTCACTCTCAACGATTATTCCGTAAATTGAAGCGGCCATGTGCTTATACACATCCGCCTTTCTACGAAACAAATCCAGCAAGTATGTTTCGCCCGCCAGCCACGCAAGCACCCGAGCTTCGATCTGCGCTGAGTCACAGTCGATGATGACATGCCCACGGGGCGCAACGATACACCGCTTGAGCTTGCCGCCCTCTGCACCACGGCTTGGAAGGTTTTGCAGATTGACTTTGTCCGACCCGCCCCACCGCCCAGTGTGCGCGGCGTAGTATTTCAGAGGAATAGGTAGACGATTGAGCGACCCACAGATATGTCCTCTGCGTGAAATGTCAATGAACCGCTCCGTTCGTGTCTCTTCCAAAGTGGACTTTGCACCTATACGGGCCGCCACAATAGCTTGTACTGCTTCGCTAGGATGTCCAAGCAAGTGCAAAAAATCTTTGTCGCTCTTGGCAAACGCATAGATGTACTTGTCAGGGTCTGCGGGGCTTGGCTTCATTGGAGGCCGCACATTGTGCGACATCAGCAATTCAGCAAACTTGGCTGAGCTGTTCAAGACTTCTTTTGTTATCCCAGAATCAGTAAACAATTTGGCTTTGCGTTCACGAACCGCCGCCAAATGATCTTCCAATTTTTGCGTATCGAGTTCAAGTAACGGGTCACTGAACATCCTTATCGTGATATCAATGAGCCGCTTCTCTTTTATTGGGAATGTGGCGTCAAGCTCTTTAAACAACTTATAGGTCAGCTCCACATCGTTCTTGCAATACTCTCCGTATTGAGCCAACTGTTGCGCACCAAAGTCCTCGCGTCTCAAACCCTTGGCATCTACAACTTCAGTGCCTTTGATACCCAATCCAAAGTACTCGACCAGCTTGGCCAAACTGCCGCCCACATTCGTACCCAACACAGCCCGCGCCATAGACAACGTATCGAGCCATGCCTTGGGTTTCTGCCCAAACACCCAAGTCAATATGGCCGCATCAAACATGGCGTTATGGGCTAGGACGAAGTGGTTGTGCCAATCGAAGCCCGCCAGCCATTCAGCGGTCTCTTCCATGTCGCCCGTGAACCATTCGGCAGGGGCGTCGTTCACCTTGACCGATACCCCAATAACCTGAAAGCGCGAATCACGCACATACTCTTCAGTCGTCAACTTGGTCAGGCTATAGTCTGAGGCGTAGTAAGTCTCAAAGTCGATAGTGATCAAGGGTGCATCCTCAAGCCCTGCGCGTATTGAGCCGCCCTGTTGTTTGCCATGTTTTGCTGGCCTATTGCGTTCTGCAAACCTGCCGAGTTTAAAGCCCCGTTGTACAAACTCTCAGCCGGAACCATCGCACCACTTACTGGAGACCTCACAATGTAATTCGCTGGATCAAAAAATATTTCGTTTTCTTCTTTTCTGTTCAGCACGATCGACATGGCCGCGTCTAAAGTTTTAGCGCGATTAAGTTCCTTACGCGCTTTGCGATAAGCGCGATTGAGCATACGGCGTTCGTACCATGTGAGGCTTAGTTCATCGGCCAGCTTCCCCAACTTCGTTAGGTGACTGGCATCAAACTCCGCATCAAACTTTTCAAGTAAAGCTTTTAGCTGGTCAGGCAGTGGGGCGCGAAGTATCTTTTCAACAGCTTTCATTTCTTCTCTCCTAGTAAGTTCTTCAACTCGTCAATGTTGTTTTCGTTTATCACAAGGGCTACGCCTCCAGCGTTGCGGATGCGTTGCAGTTCTCGGTCTTGTAAAGCGGTGGTCGTACCCTTGCCCGCTTTGCATTCAACAGCTATGAAGTAGCCATTCAGACAGATGATAATGTCGGGGATACCGGCACGACCTAGTCCATTGGCTGCGGGGAAAAAGTAGTATGCTTCATACGCCTTGAGTATGTCTACGCATTGCTTTTTTACTTTTCCTTCGGGGGTGAGTGCCATAGGTGTCTCCTGTATGGACTCTAATATAAGGGCTACTTTAGACTTTGTCAAGTCTTTTTTATAGGGGTATCTACTATACACCGAACATACCAACACCGTGTTGGTTTGTTCAGGCAAAAAAAGACCCGCACATAGGCGGGTCAAGAGGGGTGGAGCAAAGGTTAAGACACTATCATGAAATGTTTGTCATTGTACCTGTAACCTACATCACGCACAAGTTCGTCGTCTTGCATAAGTTGTAGCACCGCAATACGCTCTTGCCACGACTGGGGAAGACTTGTGTATTCAAGCGCCATGATTACATCATGCTCGTCTTTGAATATGTAATGCCCGTCCTTCTCAGCTATGACAATAGTTTTATTGCTACTAATCAAGTTATCAAACTCACTTGCTAGTTCATACTCACCCATTGCTTTTTCAAATTGCTCAGAACTAAAGGTTTCTTTGATATGCTTGTCGATTGCATCTGGCACAGGTAAGCCCCTAACCATGCAGTACATCCACTTTTGTAGATACACTCTGTCTTTAACGAGGGACATACTGCCAACGGGGTTGCGTAGGCTTCTCAGGCAAGCAACAACAGCGGAGTCGACCGTGTCTTTGGCCTTCTTCAAGAACTCGCTGTGATCCATTCGGATGAACGACTTCTTTACCTTGCGCATGGCAATGTCCAGCTTCTCTGTTCTGGTTGTGTTCTGCCCGCCACGGAAATTCTGAATACGCCACGACTTGATCTCGTACAAAGGTTTGTACGAATTACGCCTGTACCCTGAGTCAACAGATATCTGACCGAGCATCTCGCCTTCCTCTCGCACTATGACGATGCGCGTGTAGGTAAAACCCTCCGGTGGATTACCTGCGGGGTCGTTGTACCTGAAGCCTATCGCCGTGTTGTGGGAATCCTTGTTGGTTGTGAAAACCCACTTGGGGTTGTTGAGCGCGAGCTTGTCCACCAATACCTTAAGGAGTGGGTCGATCAACCTGTCTGCTGGTAGTCGTATGTTTGCAAAGTTACTCATGTGTTCACCATTGAAATTTGTTGAGGATGTCGTCTACGCTGTGTTTCAACTCAGCGCGTGCGCTGGGTATCTTGCGTAAGTCTTCGGGGTCGATGCCATTGATTGCTTTCTCTAGCATGCGACGAGCTTCTTCCAGCGCTGGGTCTTTCATCACATTCAACGCAGACAAAAGCCCGCACAGTTCTAATGCGTTGTTGACCAAGCTATCGCGGAAGATATTGCGTTTGCCATCTTCCTTGTCAGTCAGGGTTTCACTCATCCGTGACAGCATCTTGTGCAGTCTGTCCCACGGATCACGCATAGCTTCGACCATCTTGTTGTTAAACATCTTGTCGTACTGCTCGGCCAAGTCCTGACGCACCCGCTCTTCGCATTGAATACGGAAGTCCCCCTTCTCTGGAACAGGGAGGAAGTTGTACTCGAACTTGAAACGGCGGGGCAATGACGAGACATCGGGGAACTCTGACGCATCAAAGTATTTACCGAGCTTGAACGCCTGCGCACTGACCAACGACGGATAAGCTGTTATGAAGTCATTGACCAGCGAATTGAAGTTGGATTCCATAGTACCAAGTTGCTCTCGATAGCTGAAGAAGTTCTCCATCGGTAACAAGCCTATGCCTTTCATCCACGGCAGGGTCTGCGTACCGTTCCACGCACGACACTTGGCCGCGTACTTCTCTATCTTGTTGAGATGATCACTGCCCGCCATGAGGTACTTGTACACAGAGCTTGCGTCTTGATCAGCTTCTTTAGCAGTATTCAAGTCAGCAGTGGTTTCCTTGTCACGCTTACGCGCAGTCCATGTACTGATGCGTAGTTCGACAAGCATGGCCATTGAGGCCAGCGATACTGGGGGTGCTTCAAATGATTGCATTTACTTTCTCCTGTTGATTGAAAACGAACATACCAACACCGTGTTGGTTTGTTCAGACCAGCTGGTCGTATACATTGAAATACTCAGTGTTTTGCTTGGTTGGGACTTCGCCTTCCCCAAGCGGTTCTTCAGCAAAGCATTCGTCACGATGCAGGTGCAGAATGGTTTCTTTGATGTACTCAACTGCCGAATCACGGGTAAGCGTGCGTGTCCATTGGTAAGATGTGCCAACACGAAAATGGCTTCCCTCACCTTGTTGTTTCATGATTACATAGTACGCAGTCACCCAGTTCTCGCTGAGTGGAGATGTGATCCAGTCCATGAGTATCTTGCACGCTTGCGTGTGATATCCGGATGGAGTACGACGCCAATAACCACGCCCGCTATGCGGTAGGGCTTCGCGATTGCGTTTGTAAGTCCACGCAATTGGATCCTTGGAGTGGTTATCTTCGTACCATTTATCAAACTCTGCCTCGCTTATGCAATCTAAAGATTTGTACAACTCATTCATTGCGTCCGTCATTTCTTGCTCGGGAATTTTTGGAAGGTTGTCGATCGACTGCACCAACTCCATCCATTCGAGAAACGGTTCGCAGTCTTTCAAGTACTTCTTCTCCATGCCACGCTTTTTACGGATTGCGTATTCGATTGGAACATCAATCATTTCTGTGGAATCAGGAGTAGCTTTGAATTTAAAACTCTTGTTGTGGGGCAACAAGAATTTTTTGTTTTTGTGTACAAGACACATACGCCCGTGATTCCATTCAAACCACATGTCCTTGGGTAAGAACGCATGGATGTTCTGAACCACATACGCAGAGTGATATGTTGGCGAGGACACTTCGAATGTGTTGTCGGATCTCCATGTCACCAATGGTTTGTTGTAGTAGCACAGTTGGACTGTGTTGTCGTCAGGCATAGCGATGCTCGCCATGTGGTGTTTATCGCGATTCCCCAGTGGTCGACGACCAGCCGCCTGTTTACTGCGAATAGGTTTAGTCGCTTTGAATCTCTTCTCAGCTTCTTCAAAAGAAGCGATGATTGGCACTCCGGCTGTGTTGTAGCTGATATGCCATGTGTTTACATGTCCCATTACATTTTCCTTTCAATAAAGAGAGAAATCAGATGGCGAACCACCTGTCCGTTTGTAGGCTCAAAGCCCATCAGTGATACCAATTGTTCTCTTACGGTCTGCAAGAGATCAAAGGTTTCTTTGTTAAGGGTAATCGAGTACCCAGTTTTTGAATTACTCATCGCTTGTTTTTCTCCGCAAGAATTTTCATGTTGGTCTCAAGCTCCATCTGCATGACCCCTGTCATTGGTGCGATGGTTGCCGCCTTCGGGTCGGGCTCGCCTATGACGATGTTGTTGCGCCCGTCGTGCCCTGACCCAAGCCATGTTGTTGTGATGCGTGACGCACCGCCCAAGATACGCGAGATACCCATAGCCTCGTCTATGCTCAACAAAAACCTCTGATCCCCAACAAAAAGAATCACCTGATCATCTTCCATACTGTTTACCTCCAAGAACAATAAACCAATCCAATAAAGGACTACCCTTGTCGCACATGACCGAATAGAAATATCCATCCGTGATCAAGTTAAACAACTGCTTTGGAAACAAGTGAACACAAGGCCCATCCAACTCGCTCACTTCTTTCACCATCCAACGATGAAGTTTCTCCAGACCCTCGGGATGTTTTAGGTCAAGCGGAGTAACTCCAGCGTTGTGCATCGCGCCCATCGCCTCAGCGGTGTACCCGAAACCTTCCATGAATTCGACATCTGCGTCGATCCCTTGGATAAGTCTCATGCCCGCTGGGTTTAGGCGTATATCCAACCAAACAGTGTTGTACTCATCACCTGAAGCGTGATGCCATATACCGCACTTGATCAGTGGATCATCATCAGTCAGCAATGACGAGCTTTTGCCCATTCGGAACCTCATACTTGTCGTTGCCAATGATGCACCACAGAGTAGGCGCAGTGATCGCCGACCACTTCTGTCTGTTGGTGTGCATGTAACCATCGCTCAGCATGATGATCGCGTCGGGCTTCAACTGTTTCTCTACTATCAGATCAACCACGACATCTGGGTCTGTGCCACCCCCACCCTTGGGATTGGTGCGATGCACAATGTCCTTCGTCGATCCAGTAAAGATCTCATGCGCCTGTACTTCTGCGTCCCAGTACACGATGTCGAGACGGTCGATGCCAACTGACTTGACCAAGCCATTCATCTCAGAGAGAAAGTCTGTGAGCAGTGGCCCTTCTACAGAACCGGATGTGTCCATAGCCAGCAACAGATACTTCACACGCTTACCAAGGATGCTTGGCAGGATGATGTCTTGCCACAAGAAATTCTTGTGAGCCTTGCGCCATGAGATAGAGTCTCTGTCCTTGATGTTGTTGCGAGTGAATTTCTTCAACACATCACGCCAGTTGACCTTGGGATTGAGAAGCTCTCCGATCTCGCGCGGTGTGTTACCGCCCGTCTTGCCCGCATAGATCCCGCCTTGGCGTATGGCCTGCTCGATCTCGCGTTCAAGTTGCTTCTTATCTTCCTCGGACATCTCTTTCGCACCATCCCAGTCATGGTTGTCGAAGCCTTCCTTGTCACCGAACTTACCAACATTCTGTTGGTTTGTTCCTTTGCCACGCTTGGAATTCTCATCATTCTCGTCGTCACCTGAGCCACCCTCGGGAGGGTTGTCACAAGGTACATCGCCACCTCGGCCACCCTCGCGCTTCTTCTTCATCAGAATGTCGAAGACCTGCTTGGTGTCCATGCCACGATAAGCGGGATCCAAAAGACCATTGAGCTCACCTGTTTCTTTAGAACGGGGAAACGCGATGAATTCTTCATCGGGATCCATGTCGACCAGTTGGATGTTGATCACAAAGTCACAAGCCGCGCCCGCGATGCGAGAGTCGATATCGTTCAACGATTTCCATGTCGTCAGGTGACGGTAGCACTTGTGCATGTTCTCGTGCATGATCAGAAACGCCAACTCTTTGTCTGTCAATGAGTCGACAAATTGCCTGCCGTAGCCTGCGTCACGCCCGTTAGTCCACGCAGTCATATGCGGGTCGTCATGAACCTTGGTTGACCCGACCATGAACAAGCCGACGAAAAATGCAAACTTCTGATTCCTCATCAAGCTCACATGCACTAGCTCAATCCGCTTCTCAGCGGGTAGCTTACTTTTCATGACTACTGTACTCATGTCTGTTTCTCCATGTGTTGTTTAAAGTCTTTGACAATGGCATCGCGCATCTTGTCATCCTCTAGGATGGCGTGAATAAACCTCTTTGCCCCATACTCTTGTTGCCTGTACTTGAACGCATAGCCCGTAGCTATGATCGCCCAACAAAACAAAGCTATTTCTGTGATTGATACTTCAATCATTTGGGTATCCTCCTGTTGCTTTAATCTCAAGAATCCACAACTCTAAGAGATGGGCTTCCTCGTTTAGGTCAAGCATGCGCAAGTGATGAGCAAGCTGCATGCCGGTTTGATAAACCAATTCAACGGTTTGTTCTCGGGGGGTGACTGGTATCTCCATGATTCCCGCCCTAGTTCGGTTTGTCTGTCTCAATGTCGGACAAAGCAAGAAACTGCATGTCATACACAGTTGATACTGCTTCCATGACATCGCTCTTGTCCACTTCATGTCTGACAGACAGACCACAAAGCATGTTGACCAACACATTCCAGACCATCGCTGTGTCCAGATCGGAAGCATCAAACACCTGAGCCACAGCTGACTGCACTGCCCGTATGACAAGTTCTTCCTTGCCTTCGGCTTCTCGTACGCCTCGAATAGTCATTTGGTTCTCCTGATGAATTTACCGTTCATGTCGAATTCGTAGTCGGGAAACTGCGCATCCAACTGCTTGGCCATGCGGGCCATGATGTTGCCCGCTTGGATGACAAGGCCGCGAGCCTCGAGTACTTCGCCCGTCGCGGCATTCTTGTTATATATGAGTTTATGCGCACGATTCTGCATGTTTTTGTATGTGGCCACCATACCACGCCACCCGATCTTTGCTTCTTCCAATGTTGTCATGATTTCTCTCCTGTTGTTGGTGAACATTCCAACACCGTGTTGGTTTGTTCGTCGTCTACTACCACACTTATGATGCGCACACCATCAAAGATCTCGACGATCTCGTAGTCCGCGCCCGCTCTGTCGAGCACCTCGTAAAGTTCTGCTGGTGTCATTTCGTTTCCTTGTTGGATGTTCCAAAAAATCCCAATACCATTTTGTACTCGTCGGGATATGCGTCTCTCATATCGATCATCAACCTGAGAAAAGCGCAATCATTCTGCACCTCCTCCCTAAAAATGACGAGGCACTCGACTACATACATCCATGCAACTATTGCGTTTGGGTTCATGATTAACCTTTCAACCCAGCAAACATGTACTGGTTCTCACGCGCCCATGTAACGAACGACGGATGACCCATGACCCATGCTTTCTTAACAGGAATCTCGAGGATCTGGTTGATAAACACAGCTTGCGTTTCTTTGGGCATACGCTTGATGTAGCGCATCCATGTGGCGAATGTCTCACGGGTAGAGACAGCCACGGCCTTGAAAGCCAAGATACATTGAGCCGCTGGGCTTGTCGGTATCGGGGTCGAGTCGGGGCTGTTCAGGATGCTCTCGCTTGTGGGCAACTGATCAGACAATGAGATATACGCCTGCAAGTCCCGCGACGCTGATCTGCCGATCGTGCCGTCGAGTGCCGCGATCAACGCATTCTCTGATATGTTGTGACGCACATTGATCCAATGCGATGCCTTGTACGCAGTACGGGGGCAGAAGAACGCTTCTTGCGATGGATCGCTTGGTTGGTAGATGTATGTATTCTCTTTCTGCCCGCCATCCAAGTACGACGCCATGCAATGCGGATACTCTTTGACCCACGCCTGCATCTCAGGTGCAACACCGTTGTTCGCGGCCCAGACCAACCACTCGCTCGCTGTTGGTTTCATGTAGTTGATCCATGTCTCACGGCTACGGGTATGCGCCTTGACATGGTCACCGACATTGTCCGACCCCAAGTTGCCCGTTGTGAACACGATGGTGTCAGGGTGCAACTCATAGTCACCCAGTCTGCGCTCATGCAGTAGAGGGTGCAGGGTGTTGCGCACATAGTCATCAGTCTTTGTCCATTCGTCGATCATGAGGACAAGGGGTTCACCAGTGTGCAGACCATATCGCGCTGCCGGATAAAAGTCCAAGGTGCGAGTCTCATGGTTAGGGATCGGCATACCGGACTGACCGACATCGGTGTTGGGGCCGTCGATGTAGATACCCTTGAAGCCGGTGCGCTTGATGATCTCTTTGTGCATGGCGGTCTTGCCGACACCGGGCTCGCCAGTCAGGTGGACTGCGTTCTCGCCCGCATTGAGGATGAGGTCAACCGTCTCGGTGAAGTTGAGACGACGGACAAATGAAATTTCTCTAGACATTTTGTTTCCTTTGATAAGAAAGATTTATAAGAACAAACCAACACCATGTTGGTTAGTTCGACGAGCGGGGGTTTTTCTGATTCGTATCCATCAGAACCTGCGGGGCAGCTTCCGGTGTTACGAGCATGTACGGCCCCTTGCCGTACGGTTGCACCACGCACCAAGATGCGCGATCAGCGACTGCGGCTTGTTGCCCGCAGTGTAGGCAGAGTCTGTAGCCAAGGGCCCAGCGCTCTGCATGGACATCATCCCCACAGTGGGTGCATGACATCCATTCGAAACGATCGTCATTACCAGGGTAAATCTGATCGTCATCCAATTCTGTAGAAATGGGATACAGCATTAGTATTTGAGACCGGTTGCGGGATCAAGCAAACCTTTGAGCATGCCGCGATCCTCGAGCTTTTGGAAGTTGAAAGACAGCTTGGCAAAGTGGTCGGCCAATTCCCTGTCGGTGATAAGCCCGCTGACCCACAGCTGGGCGGTGGTACGCATACCCGTGTGTACTGCGTCGAGATGTTGTTGTGTGACTGTGTCGTCTGTTACTTGCATGATGCACTCCAATAAAGGACTTTGGTTTACTGAACAAACCAACGGGGGTGTTGGTATGTTCAGCGCGGGATTTAGATACTTGTCGGTTACTACCCATCAATGTATCTAAAGATACATTGTATCACAAAATAACTCATTTGTCAATAGGTGGTTCGTGTTTTTAGACCCTTAGTTTGCGTTATTCATCTTTTCGTTCGAGCTTTGATTTGCGTTGCGATGAGATGTGCGCAATCATCTTGTCTATCCCAAAGTCCAAGCCCGACTCGATCTCTTCCCACGATGCCGCAGGTGTTTCGTCTTTGACCGGATCAGGTTTCGGCTCTTCGCGCAACTTGATCGTCAGCACGGGCGGGCCATCTTCTTTCGCCATAGGAATCTCTTTCTTCTTGGGAATGGCAAAACCCTTGGTCTTGAGTATCCCGTCGGTGTCGTAGCCCGCCAGTGATGCACTGTCCATCAGAATCTTGATATGGAACGGGTTCTTAGGGCGCATCTCGATCAGTTCCTCATCGGGCGGGGCGATCAGGTGGCGGTGGGATTCTTGCTCAGGGAGTAATGCGTTCGGCTGGCCAGACGCAAACCGTTTGACACGATACATCTTGGCCTCCATGAAATGGTACGGGTTTACGCACCACTTCGTGCCACATGTGTTGAGCAAGCGTGGGCCAGCGGGCGGGAATCGACACATGGTGAACAAGATACGCACGATCACATTGGTGTTGAACTTGCCCGCTAGGGGTGAGTTGGGGGATAGGATGGGCACAGCGCAGGCAGATTTGGGCCAGACATAGCAGAGGTTCTTGACCTCGCAGTTGTCGAGCAGATCGTCAGCGTTGTTGTACTTTGCGGTTCGAGTCATGATTTTTTCCCTTTCTGAACTTCCATACCATATACTATATATGCTTCGCGACTATATCATATGAAGCGGGCATGTCAATAGATACAAGGGTTTATCGGGATAAGATATAGGATATAGTGTGTTGTTCCTGAAATTGAGATAGTATAAAGGCGAAAAGAAAAGGGCGGGGCCAATCACACCATTCTCAACTTTTTCTATGTTTGGGGAGGGAATTCCTAGACCCGCTTTGTTCTAGGTCAATTTCTGGAACAACACATTATATTATATATTATATTATTATTATTATAGAGAGAGAGCTAGGAAATTCGGGCGTTTGCCCTTTGGTGGGTGTTGCGATAAGATATAGTTACGACGGATATATGGTATATGGTGTTGTTATTTGGATCTTGAAAACTGGGGCGATCGTAGTTTTTTGGAACTATTGTGTGCGTTTCATGTGGTCGGACTATGTTTTGCCCGTGGCATCTATATAGTTGCGTGTGCAACGCAATGTGAGTCATGCCCGCTTTGCACTTGGCGAGCGGGTCAAACGGGCGGCGTTAGATAAAAAAGTAATAACGAACAAACCAACAATGTGTTGGTATGTTCACAATGCCCGCAATGCAATGCCCTGCGGGGCTATCGCGTTCCTACAGGTGACTGGTATCTAGCGATACGGGCGAGGCGGGCGAGTCCACCATGCCAGCCATGCGCACCACGCCCGCTCGGAGGCTACCGCGTTACTACAACAATCTATTCTACAGAACAGGGCTACAGCGTTACTACCACGGAACTGGCATCAGCCGCGCCCGCCCGACCGCAAGGCCAAGCGGGCACAAAAAAATGGGGGCCGAAGCCCCCAAAGTTATTCCGGTGTGAATTCCAATTCCCACAGAATCAGAACGGCCATGCCGAAAAAGGCCAACACGAAGGCCACCATTTGGCCGGTGTCAATCGAGCCCGCCAGCCAACAGAAGAACGACACGGGTGCCATGATGGCCGAAAGAATACCGGTGAAACCAAGAAATGTACGCATAGAAGACTCCAAAAGAAAAGCCCCCGAAGGGGCAAAGGGTTTACAGGAATTCACGGTAGATGAATTCAGCGAATATCTCACTGGGTTTTACCCAGTGATTCAGCGCGCGAAATTCCTCGAGTTTTTCACTGCACTCAGGTTGAGCGCACCAAACAGACCCCAAACGCGTACGCTTGCGGATAGTCTTGCTGTCTTGAACCAACTCGACTCGAGTAAAAAACACCAATTGACCAACGATTTTATCCATGAAAGACTCCAAAAGAAAGAATAGGGAAAGACGGGCGCTGTCACCGCCCGCCAGTATGGTTAGCCCAAGGCCAAAGAGGCCGCAGTCAACCGCTCAAGACCCTCGACCGAACCGGACTTGGCCCACTCAGCCGCACGCTTTTTCAGCGCATCATGTATGACCTTGATATCGGCCTGCAATTTAGCCTGCTCGGGCTTAGCCCTGTTTTCCAATTCCTTGGCAATGGCCGTGGCTTCACGCATTGACTTTGTGTCACCCTTGGCCACCAACTCGGCTTTTTGGTCGAGCAATTCACCATCGGACTTGGCCGCATACTTGGCCGCTTCAGCCGCACGCTTAGCCGCCATGCGCTCAGCATCCACAGTCTTAGACTTAGGGCTTTGCCAGCCAAGAGCACGCAACCGAGCAATTTGACGCTCGAATTGACGCTCGGCCGCATCCGGTGTAGGCGCACCGCAGTCAAAGTATTTCGCAACAGCCCAAGACCGGACTTGCAAGTACTCCGGATAGGGAATCGGCACGAAGACCATGACCGGCTTGCCATCTTGATCGGTGACAGGTTTGCCCTCGATATCGAGGCGGGCAGTGCGGGCTTTGACCTGCTTGCCGTCAACTGTTTCCCAGACTGTCAGCCAGTCCAACAGCAAGGCATCAGCTTGTTGCACTTGCTCTTCACCACGAGCCATCATTTTCTCACCATTGGAAGTAGACTGGAAAATCTCTTCCAAGGAGGCCTGAGCTTCAGCCAGTGAACGACCTGCGACCATCTCGACCGCAGAACCAACAGCGCTTTGGGCGGGCGCAGTAACCGCTTGAGTGGCTTTGTTTGCCATGATGTATTCTCCAATAAAGAATCGAGCAAAACGCTCGAACAAACCAACAGGTTTGTTGGTATGTTCAGGTAGAAGGCATCACCCTTCCGCCATGATTTAATTATGACAGAATGATTAGATTTAGGGGAAAACCGCACACCGGATTACACCCAATGTATCAGGTCGGCACAGCCCGCAATGCTAAAGAACAGGCCGGAAAAAAATCGCGAAACTTCCTCCGGCTACACCCCTTCTCAAGAACCTGGGTGAGAACTCCGAGACCCCCACACCCCCAAATTTCGACATGTGACTCCCCGCATACATACACAGTGTTTTGCACACCCGATGAGCAAAATTTAAAACAGGGGGGAGGGGGTATAAAAATTTTGGAGTTCTACCGGCAGCACTCCACCAGAAAACACCCCCGGGTAGGATTCCTTACCTCCTCTTGCAAACGCTAGTATGTTTCTGTTACAGTCGCGCATCCTCTTTACGGAGTGCCCTTGAAAGTATGACAGTGCATTTGACGCCTGACAAAACAATTCCGTTTCCGGATAGCTTAGACCCGGAAGCGGGCGCGACGCTCTTTAACGCCTGACAAAACAATTCCGTTTCCGGACAACTTAGAACCGGAAGCGGGCGCGACGCTCTTCGAAAACATGCAGATCGCGTCAAACACGGCAGAGGTTCTCAAAGGACTTGGTGCGCAAGTAGAGGAAGATCTTGAAGCGCAGCTCAAAGCTGACAACGTATTCAAAGACTTCTCCGAGCTGGCGAAGCAACAATATGAAGAAGCCATGATCCCTAAGCGGGGCCGTGGTCGCCCACGCAAAGATCCAAACGCCCCACCCGCTCCGAGTAAAACGCCCGCTTTGATGTACAGCCTCCCCGTGGCCGAGCGAATCGGCACGATGCTCAAAGAGTACAACAACCCAATCGTTGCAGATGCCGCAGAACTTAGGTTGGTAGTTACGAACAAACTACTTGATCTTGCATCATGCGGCGACCCGCGCATCGAGATCAAGGCAACTGAGATGCTGGGCAAGATAAGCGACGTGGGCCTCTTCTCAGAGAAGACCGAGATTACGGTTACGTACAACAACGTGTCCGACATTGACAACGCAATCAAAGACAAGATCCGTAAGATGCTCATGGCGCAGGGGGTTACCGATATTGCCCCGATAGATATTGATTTGGACAAAGAGTTTGGGCCTGCCCCTGAGTTAGAAATGGTTGAGGAAGTAGTTCCAGAACCAAAAGAGGAACCTGATGCGCTCTAACGTGCCCTCAAGTACGCTTGATGCGGAACTAAAGACGTTGCTGGCGCAGCTGGATAAGCTGCCAGAGCATCAGAAAGTGAAGATTCTGGAAGACCTGACCCGCCGTGAGGAACTCATAGCGAAGCAAAAGGCGCAAAACACCTTCATGGGGTTCGTGGAAAAGGTCTGGCCGGAGTTCATTTCGGGTAGACACCACAAAATTATGGCCAGAGCCTTCGAGCGGGTGGTGAATGGCGAATGCAAACGCTTGATAATCAACATGCCACCCCGCCATACGAAGTCAGAATTCGCGTCTTACCTGCTTCCGGCTTGGTTTTTGGGCAAGTTTCCACACAAAAAAGTCATCCAAAGCTCAAATACGGCTGAATTGGCGGTTGGATTCGGTCGAAAAGTGCGAAATCTTGTGGATTTGGACACTTACAAGGAGCTTTTCCCCGGTTTGGAGCTGCGGGCGGATTCAAAAGCGGCGGGCCGATGGAATACGAGCAAAAACGGGGACTATTTTGCGATCGGTGTGGGCGGAACGGTCACGGGAAAGGGTGCTGACCTCCTGATCATTGATGATCCTCACTCAGAACAGGAAGCCGCGCTCGCCGCGAGCAACCCGGACGTGTTCGACAAGGTCACTGAGTGGTATACGTCTGGCCCACGGCAGCGTTTGCAGCCGGGCGGGGCAATCGTGATCGTGATGACACGCTGGGCTATGCGGGATTTGACCGGTCAGGTGCTCAAAGCGGCAGCGCAGCGGGGTGGGGAGCAGTGGGAAGTCATTGAGTTTCCAGCCATCATGCCCTCGGGCAAACCGCTGTGGCCAGAGTTCTGGAGTTTGGAAGAACTGGAAGCTCTTCGTGAGGAGTTGCCCAACAGCAAGTGGCAGGCTCAGTATCAGCAGAACCCCGTGGGTAATGAGAGCGCGATCGTCAAACGAGATTGGTGGAAGTGGTGGGAGGATGAGCGCCCACCCTCATGTGAGTACATTCTTCAGACGTGGGATACGGCGTTTGAGAAGAACAACCGGGCTGACTATTCAGCGGGCACGACGTGGGGGATATTCACCAATGAAGAGGACATGTCGAAAAACATCATTCTTTTGAACACGTACAAGAAACGTGTCGAATATCCTGACTTAAAGAAAGATGTGCTTGAAGAGTACCGGGAGTACGACCCGGATGGTGTTTTGATTGAGAAGAAGGCGTCCGGTGCGCCCCTTATCTATGACTTGCGGGCGATGGGGATTCCGGTTCAGGAGTACACACCTAGTAAGGGCCAAGATAAAGTTGCCCGCCTGAACTCTGTCTCAGACATAATTGCGTCGGGCAAAGTATGGGTGCCTCGCACGCGCTGGGCAGAAGAGTTAGTAGATGAGATCGCAGAGTTTCCGTCGGGCGAGCATGACGACTTGGTGGACGCGACAACTTTGGCGCTCATGAGGTTTAGACAGGGTGGGTTCCTGCGCTTACCAAGCGATGAGCCTGAAGAGATCACATATTTTAGGAGCCGCAGAAAAGAGCGGTTCTATACAGTTTAAGGACACATCATGGCAATCAGTAAAGGTTTGTACGCAGCTCCACAGGGTTTAGAAGAACTCATTCCAGAAGGTGCGCCGGATATCGAGATTGAGATTGAAGATCCCGAGTCAGTGAACATTGGTCTGGGAGACATTGAGATTGATCTCAAACCACAAAAGGAAACATCCAAGGACTTTGATGCCAACTTAGCTGACTACATGGACGACGATGATCTTGATTCGTTGGGTATGGACTTGGTGGAAGATTTTGGTAAAGACATCGACGACCGCAGAGATTGGATCAAAACTTACGTTGACGGTCTGAAGTTACTGGGTTTGCAGTACGAAGAAAGAACAGAGCCTTGGCAAGGCGCTTGTGGTGTCTTTCATCCTATGCTTACAGAATCAGTCGTGCGTTTCCAATCTGAGGCAATGATGGAAACATTCCCTGCTATGGGGCCTGTGAAGACACAGATTGTTGGCGCGGTTGATCTACTGCGTGAAGAAGCCGCTGCTCGTGTGCGCGAGGACATGAACTACCAGCTGACTGAGGTGATGGTCGAGTACCGCCCAGAGCACGAGAAGATGTTGTGGTCGTTGCCACTCGCAGGTTCTGCGTTCAAGAAGGTCTACTACGACCCGAGCAAAGGCCGTCAAGTGGCGGTGTTCATTCCAGCCGAGGATATCGTTGTGCCGTATGGTGCGAGTAACTTGGAATCAGCAGAGCGGGTCACGCATGTGATGCGTAAGACCAAGAACGAAGTGTTGAAGTTGCAAGAGGCGGGCTTTTACAGCGACGTGGACTTGGGTGAGCCAACCCATGAGTTGGATGACATTGAGAAGCAAAAAGCTGAAGAGCAGGGCATGTCAGCCTTGAATGATGACCGCTTCCGTATCTTGGAGATGCACGTTGACTTGGACTTGCCCGGGTATGAACACAAAGACAAGAAAGGTAGAGTCACAGGAATCGCACTGCCGTACGTGGTGACAATCGAGAAGGGCACACGCAAGGTATTGGCTATTCGGAGGAATTGGTATGAAGACGACGAACTCCACACAAAGCGTCAGCACTTCGTCCACTACCAGTACATCCCCGGATTCGGGTTTTATGGCTACGGTCTCATCCATCTTATCGGGGGCTACGCCAAGTCCGCCACCATGCTCATTCGACAGTTGGTGGATGCAGGAACTCTATCGAACCTCCCCGGCGGTCTCAAGTCCAGAGGACTGCGCATCAAAGGCGACGACACCCCCATCCAGCCCGGAGAATTTAGAGACGTAGATGTCCCATCCGGAAGTATCCGTGACAACATCTTACCGCTTCCATACAAAGAACCAAGTCAGGTTTTGTTTGCGCTGTTCCAAAACATTGTGCAGGAGGGTCGTGCGTTCGCATCATCAGGGGACATGAATGTGTCCGACATGAGTACCAACGCTCCTGTGGGTACAACACTGGCTCTGCTTGAGAGAACTTTGAAAGTGATGACGGCTGTTCAGGCTCGTCTGCACTACACGATGAAGCAAGAGTTCCGCTTGCTCAAAACCATCATTGCCGACTACACCCCAGAGGAGTACGACTATGAGCCAGAAGATGCGGGTCGTAAGGCCAAGAAATCGGACTATGACAGCACGGATGTTATTCCTGTCAGTGACCCGAATGCAGCAACGATGGCACAGAAGATTGTGCAGTATCAAGCTGTTCTTCAGTTGGCTCAGTCTGCACCACAGCTCTATAACTTACCTCTGTTGCATCGCCAGATGATTGAGGTGTTGGGCATCAAGAACGCCAGCAAACTTGTGCCGGTGGAAGATGATGCAGTGCCAACTGATCCGATCCAAGAAAATCAGAACCTGCTCATCATGAAGCCGGTCAAGGCGTTTATTGAGCAGAATCACGAGGCTCACATTCAAGCGCACATGTCGGCTATTCAGAATCCAAAGATTCAACAGTTGATGCAGATGAACCCACAGGCGCAGGCCATCATGGCCGCAGCAATGGCGCACATCAACGAACACATTGCGTTTGAGTACCGCAAGCAAGTGGAGATGGCGATTGGCACACCGTTGCCAACAGAAGAACAAAACAAACAAGTCTCTCCAGAGTTGGCAGACCGTATTGCCATGTTGACCGCACAAGCGTCCCAGCAGTTGACTCAGCAAGCTCAACAGCAAGCTCAACAACAGCAAGCTCAGCAGCAGATGCAGGATCCGATTGTTCAGATGCAGATGCAAGAACTTCAGATCAAGCAAGGCGAGTTGCAGTTGAAGCAACAGAAACAACAAATTGATGCTGCTGCCAAAGCAGATCAGATTCGTATTGAAGAAGCACGTATTGCAGCACAGAAAGAAATCGCTGCAATGCAGGTCGCGGCAACTGCCGCTGCAAAACGGGATCAGCTTGCCAAACAGCAAGAAACTGAAGGGGCACGTATGGGGATTGATGTGGCGAAGCATCGCGCACAGTTGGCCGTACAGCAAGCGCAACGGGCGGCGCAGAAACAGCCTAGCAACCAGAAAAAGGATCGTAATTGAAAGACTACCAAACGCTGTCTTATATAGCCAAAGAAATCCAGAAGTTAAAACAAGAGCGTGAAGCCTACGTTGCAGCAGGACGTTGTGACACGCTTGAAGAGTATCGCCGAGTATGCGGAGTTGTCCAAGGTCTGAACTACGCAGAAAACATCATCCAAGACCTTGTGCAAAAAATGGAGAAATCTGATGAGTGAATTTGATGTCGCTGCTGTTGATCTGTCTGGCATTCTGAACAAGACCGCCGAAGAAAAAGCCAAGCAGTTGCCCGACCCAAAAACCTTCCGCCTTTTGTGCGTTGTTCCTGAAGCGATGGAAGAGTATGCGGACAGTGAAGTTGGCCTCATCAAGGCTGACAAAACTATGCACTATGAAGAAGTACTGACCCCAGTACTGTTCGTCATCAAGCTTGGGCCTGATGCGTACAAAGACCCCACCCGGTTCCCCAATGGGCCGTCGTGCAAGGAAGGTGACTTCGTCATCGTCCGCCCCAATTCAGGCACCCGTCTGAAGATTCATGGCCGCGAATTCAGGATCATCAACGATGACTCAGTTGAAGCAGTTGTGGAAGATCCGCGCGGAATCACCCGTGCTGCATAAGGAGTAACACATGGCAACGAAATTTGACGATACGTATGAGTTCCCAGATGAGGTAGAAGCCAAGAAAGCTGCTGCTGAAGAGAAACTTGAGATCGAGATTGAAGACGATACTCCCCCCGAAGACCGTGGCCGCAAGCCCATGAAGGAGAAGATAGAAGACCCGACCGACGAGGAGTTAGCTTCCTACGACGAGAAGGTACAGGCTCGGATCAAGAAGTTCACCCGTGGTTACCACGATGAACGCCGTGCGAAAGAGCAGGCTTTGCGGGAACGCGAAGCGACTGAAGCTTACGCAAGACAGATCATTGAAGAAAACAAAAAGCTTCAACAACAGCTCTCTAGCGGAAGTAAAGTACTAATTGAGCAGTCTCAGTCAAGCGCACAGCTTGAGCTTGAAGCGGCCAAGAAAAAGTACAAGGAAGCCTACGAACAGGCGGATGTAGACGCATTAGCTGAAGCCCAAGCAGAAATTGCCAAGGCCACTTTGCGTTTGGACAGAGCCTCTGGTATGAAGCCCATAGAGGTAGAAGAGAAAGAGTACAGACCTGCTGAATCCGAACAACCTAGGTTTACTCCTCGCACTCAAAAGTGGATTGATCGCAACAGCGATTGGTGGGGTAAAGACGAAGAAATGACTATGGCTGCGATGGGTATTGACAAAAAGTTGCAGCGCGAGTATGGTGCGGACTACGTAGGTACTGAAGAGTACTTCAAAACCATCGACAAAACGATGCGCAAACGATTTCCTGAGCACTTTGAGAGTGAGCAGAGCTATGAGGATGACGAACCGCCTCCTAAGAAAAGAACGTCAGAACCGGTTGACGAGGATGATGAAGATGATCCGCCGCGCCGTGCAACACGAATTACTTCGCCTGTGGCCCCAGCTACACGGAGTACACCACCTAACCGTATTCGGTTAAAAGCATCAGAAGCCGCGCAAGCGCGTCGTCTTGGGGTGCCGATTGAAGAATACGCAAGACAGGTTGCTTTACTTAGAAAAGGTGCTTAATCATGACTGAACAGAAACAAAACCGCGCGGATCGCGCAATGGAGTCTCGGGCTACTAGCTATAGACCATCCTCTTGGCAAGCCCCCGAAGCGCTTCCTATGCCTGATGAACGCCCCGGTTGGAAACACCGTTATGTCCGTTTGAGTACTTTGGGAACTGCTGACCCCAGCAATATTTCCTCTAAGTTACGTGAGGGATACGAACCCGTGAAAGCGGATGAATATCCTGAACTCATGATGCACGCTGCCACCGAAGGCCGCTTTAGAGGCGGCATTGAGATTGGCGGGCTGTTGCTCTGTCGTATTCCAGCCGAGTTCATGGAACAACGTGCTAAGCACTTTGAGAATTTGAACAAGTCACAAATGGAATCGGTAGACAACAATTTCCTTCGTGAGAGGGACAGTCGTTCGAATATGGCGTTATTCGCTGATAAAAAGACGAATGTCACTTTCGGTTCTGGTTCTTAAATTAGGAGTCTAAAATGGCTTATCCAACGGTATCTGCCCCCTACGGGTTGAAACCGATCAATCTGTACGGCGGTACACCTTTTGCAGGTGCAACTCGTCAGTATCGGATTGCTTCAGGTTACAACACCGGCATTTTCAACGGCGATGTTGTAGAGATCATCAATGACGGCACGATCATCAAATCTGCTATCACTTCTGCTCGCGCAACAGTAACCACATCACAAGTTATTGGTGTGTTCATGGGCTGCTCTTACGTTAACGCGCAAGGCCAAACCATTTACGCTCAATACTTCCCAGCAAACACCACTGCCCCAACAGGTACAGTTATTACCGCTTACGTGGTCAATGACCCTGATACCTTGTTCAAGGTTGTGATTGCTGCTGGTACTACGGCTGACGGCGCATCTTCTGGCCTGTTGCCTTCGTCTACCACTCAATACACCGTTATCGGTACAAACGTGGAATTGGTTCAGAACTCTGGTTTGACAACTACTGGCGACAGCCGTGTAGCTGTTGCAGCTTCTGCAACCACAGGAACACTGCCCATGAACGTCGTTGACGTTGTGCCTGAGACATCTTATGTCAATGGTTCTGGCAACATCGTGTTCCCCGAGCTCATCGTTCGTTGGAACTTTGAGATTCATACAACCACTATCGCTTCTGGCGTTTAATCAAGGAGCTAAATCATGGCTATTTCACGCGCACAACTGCTGAAAGAGTTGCTCCCCGGATTGAACGCTTTGTTCGGTATGGAGTATGCTCGTTATGGTGAAGAACACAAAGAGATTTATGAAACTGAGACCTCTGAGCGTTCCTTCGAAGAAGAAACCAAACTGTCCGGCTTCTCTGCTGCACCAGTCAAAAACGAAGGTTCTGCCATCGCTTATGACAATGCACAAGAGGCATGGTCAACCCGCTATACACACGAAACCATTGCCTTGGGTTTCTCAATCACTGAAGAAGCGATTGAAGATAACTTGTACGACAGCTTGTCGTCTCGTTACACCAAGTCATTGGCCCGTGCTATGGCTTACACCAAACAGGTCAAGGCTGCTGCCGTCCTGAACAATGGCTTCAGCTCCAGCTACCCCGGTGGCGACGGCGTGTCTTTGTTCAACGCCAACCACCCTCTGATCTCTGGTGGTGTCAACAGCAACACTCCTTCTACCCAAGTTGATTTGAACGAGACTTCTTTGGAAGCCGCCGTTATCCAGATCGCTGGTTGGACAGACGAGCGTGGTTTGTTGATCGCAGCAAAACCCAAGAAGATGATTGTTCCCCCGAACTTGATGTTCGTTGCCAAGCGTTTGCTTGACACTGAACTTCGTGTATCAACTGCTGATAACGATATCAACGCTATCAAGCAGATGGGCGCAATCCCCGAAGGCTACACTGTCAACCACTTCTTGACAGACACCAACGCTTGGTTCTTGACCACAGACGTGCCCAACGGTCTGAAGCACTTCGTTCGTACTCCGCTGTCTAACAGCATGGACGGCGACTTCGACACCGGCAACGTCCGTTACAAGGCCCGTGAGCGTTACAGCTTCGGTTGGTCTGATCCCCTCGGTATGTGGGGTTCTTCAGGTTCGTCCTGATAAACTGGAAAAGGGGCCTTGTGCCCCTTTTTCTTTTGGTGTATATTGAAGGCATTCCGGGGTTATCCGGTGTATCTGACAGTCCCGGCTGACGACATGCAGACAGATACGCCTCAACTTGCATGTAAGGAAAAGACATGGCACGCACTACGTTTCAAGGCCCAGTCCGGTCACTCAATGGTTTTTATAGCCAAGGCCCCGGTGCTGTTTTGGCAATCACCTCTTCCACCACTCTCAGCCCTGCTGTTCACGGTGGTCGTATTCTTACCGTTGGCGGTTCTTTGGCATCCAATGTCGTTTTGACTTTGCCAACAATCAACGCTTCTTCTGACCCCAGCTCATCTGGCCCCGGCTCAGACCCCAACACCCAGAACAACGAAGGCGTTGTTTACACAATTTGGGTTCCCACAACCATCTCTACAAGCTCACTGAAGATTGGTACTGACGGTACTGATAAGTATGTTGGCTCTGTTTTGTCAATCGACACCGACTCTTCCAACGTAACTGTTGGATTTGTTCCTGCCGCATCCAACGACTTCATCAACCTCAACGGCGGAACAACCGGCGGCGTTGCTGGCACTTGGGTTCAAATTGTTGCAGTTGCTGCGTTGAAATACATGGTTACCGGCACTGTGCTGGGTACAGGCGTTGTAGCTACACCGTTTGCAGATTCCTGATTAGGAGCCAATTATGGCAATGCAATATGACGTCAAATCAGCGTATTTGGCAGCATCCGGATCAGCGTATGGCTCACGCACTCGCTTGAAGGGTGTGTACATCAACACTGGCGGTAGTGCGGCGACAGTTGAATTTACCAATGGAAATGGTGGCACGTCATTGATGAAAGTCGATGCACCTGCTTCAGCCACAGGCAATCCTGTGTACATCATTGTCCCCGGTGAAGGCATACTGTTTGAAACAAGTCTGTACGCTGTTGTCACTGGCGCTGCCTCTGTGACGGTGTTCTATGGCTAAGTCACCCGCATGGCAGAGAGCGGAAGGGAAGAATCCCAAAGGCGGGCTGAACGCCAAAGGGCGGGCTTCCTACAACGCAGCAAATCCGGGGAAACCCGGGTTGAAGCGTCCTCAACCAGAGGGCGGCAAACGTCGCGACTCTTTCTGCGCCCGAATGAAAGGCATGAAAGCGAAGCTTACGAGCGCCAAGACCGCAAGCGATCCGGATTCGAGGATTAACAAAAGTCTTCGTGCATGGAACTGCGCAGATGGCGGGTACGTCACCAAAGCTGATGGCTGTGCCACCAAAGGCAAGACGAAAGGTAAGTTTGTATGAACACGCACGATATAAAGGTAACTACAGATGGCGCAGCTGTGGCAGTAGCCGCAACTAGCGTTATGGGGTGGCTCACGCCAACAGTAGCTTTGATTGGTTCTTTGTTGACTATTGTCTGGATGTGCATCCGTATCTATGAAACAGACACGGTGCAGAAAATCATCAATCGTAAGAAAGACAACGATGCCAGCAACAAGTCTTAAACAAAAGAAATTCATGGATGCTGCGGCGCATAACCCAGCATTTGCGAAAAAAGCGGGCATACCGCAGTCAGTGGCCCAAGACTTCAGCACTGCTAGTAAGGGTATGAAGTTTGGTAAGGATCGTTCGGTAGCAACCCGCGCCGATCGGCAATCAATCAACAATCCTAAAACCAATCAAGGTAAACAGGAATTCTTTAAAAAAGGTGGCGAAATGAAAGAATCCAAAGCGATGGCCAAAAAAGAAATTTCATTCATGGAGAAAAAGGGTGCGCCTAAATCTATGGTGAAGCATGAGAAAGAAGAGTACGGCATGAAAAAAGGCGGTATGAAGAAGATGGCTTCTGGTGGAATCACCTCTGCCAAGATGGGCGCAGTAAAGACAGCCGCTCCCAGCAAAGATGGTGTTGCCGCCAAAGGCAAAACCAAGGGCACACAGGTCAAGATGTCCGGTTCTAAACCGCTGGGCATGAAAAAAGGCGGATACTGCTAAAAGGAGCCGATCATGGCAAAGAATGCTGGAAGATTAGCTGGACTTGCTGCGCTTGCTGGCGCGGCATACATGATGTCCAAAAACAAGGATAAAGAGTCAGGCACGACCGACTCTAATCCTACTAGGGCAGCGCGTCCTGAATCGACTGAAACTCGGCTAGAAACTCCAGCACAGAGTATCGCCAAGGCGGACAAATCAGTTGGTTCTGGCCCTTCTCCTAATACAAAAGAACCATCTGGTACTCTTACTGACGGGACGGATAAGACTACGGTGGATTTGAACCCAGATCGTAATAAACCCGTGGTTAAGACCGATGTTAAACCCGTCGTTAGTCCTGTACCCCAACCAGTTTCAGATGCAGATAATAAATCTGCTGCGGCTATACCAAGCGGTATTTTTGCTAGCACCCGCAGTAATACTCAAATTCCAGTTCTCCCGCTTGGTTCAAGTGATAAAAAAACATACGAGCGTAAGGCAGGTGCAACTGCTAAAGAAGTTAAAGACTATAGAGATCAGCAAGACGCGCAAAAACGCATAGATGCATTGCGTTCATCTGGCGGGCGCAGAGCTGCTGGCGGAGCAATCAAAAAGATGGCTTCTGGTGGTATGACTTCCAAGCCGTCTTCAGCCTCCAAGCGTGCTGACGGAATCGCCTCTCGCGGCAAAACCAAATGCAAGATGTATTGAGGTAAACCATGATGGACGATCTGGAGAAGAACAAGGAAGCGCCCAAAGACATTGACGGCGCTTCTGCTGGGCGAAAGTTCAAGAAGAATGAACCCGGTATGCCTGAGCAACCCGGTCAAGACATTCGAGTGGACGGTAAGCCATTGAAAAAAGCGTCTGGTGGCACAGCTTCTTCTCGCGCTGACGGTATTGCACAGCGGGGTAAGACTCGCGGAAAGATGATCTGATGATGGCCTCTCGCGGCATGGGAGCAATCAACCCGTCCAAGATGCCGGGTAAGAAGATCATTCGTCGCAAGGACAAGCCACAAGATGTGGCTATGTACGCGGAAGGCGGGGAAGTAAAACTACATCCTCTAAACCCCAAGAATCCAAAAAACCCGGGCAATCCAAGGAACCCCGGTATGAAAGATGGAGGCGGTGTAAACGCTGCTGGCAACTACACCAAACCCGGTCTTCGCAAACGGATCGTGGCTCAGGTCAAAGCCGCAGCGACCCAAGGCACTGGCGCAGGTCAATGGTCGGCAAGGAAAGCACAGTTGGTAGCCAAGAAGTACAAGGCTGCTGGTGGGGGTTACAGAGATTGAAAGCGCCGCAGCAATCCCTCAAAGATTGGACTGCCCAAAAGTGGAGAACCAAAAGTGGCAAACGCTCTTCTGACACAGGCGAAAGATATCTTCCAGAGGCTGCAATCAAAGCTCTCAGCCCTGCTGAGTACGCTGCGACAACGCGGGCAAAACGTGCGGGCAAAAAAGCCGGAAAACAATTCGTAAAGCAGCCACCCAAAGTGGCAAAGAAAACAGCAGGGTTTAGATAATGGCAAATACCTCTGGCGCATCCAGCTTTAACCTAGACCTTACCGAGTTGGTCGAGGAGGCATTTGAACGCGCCGGTGGTGAGCTGCGCACGGGCTATGACCTACGTACAGCCAGACGCAGTTTAAACATCATGTTTGCCGACTGGGCGAACCGTGGCATCAACCTGTGGACAATTGAGACCGGCACAATTGACTTGGTGCAGGGGCAAAACACTTATCCGTTGCCTGACGACACCATCGACTTGCTGGAGCATGTCATCCGTACAGGCGCAAACGTGGCTTCAACTCAGGCTGATCTCACCATCACACGTATCAGCGTCTCCACCTACGCCACTATCCCCAACAAGATCACCCAAGCCAGACCCATTCAGGTCTGGATTCAGCGTTACAACGGGCAGACTTCGCCGACAGGATTGACCCTGAACGGCGCAATCACCAGCACCGACACTGAAATCACGCTGGACTCTGCGGTTGGCCTTCCCGCTGCCGGGTTTGTCAAGATTGAGAACGAGATCATCAATTACGGGTACATCTCAGGAAACACCCTGTATAGCTGCTTCCGCGCCCAGCAAAATACAACTGCTGCAAGTCACGCATCTGGCACTACCGTGTATTGGCAACAAGTCCCAGCGATCACCGTCTGGCCTACCCCAGACAATGCACAACAGTATCAGTTTGTGTATTGGCGCTTGCGACGAACCCAAGACGCTGGCGGCGGTGTCAATATCATGGACGTGCCGTTTCGCTTCATCCCCTGCATGGCCGCTGGTCTGTCGTACTACATCGCTGGGAAGATTCCAACCGGTGCGGAACGCTTACCGTTTCTCAAGTCTCAATACGACGAGGCTTGGGAGCTTGCCGCTTACGAAGATCATGAGAAAGCAGCCTTGAGACTTGTGCCCCGTCAAACCTACATTGGGAGGTAACGATGGGCAATAGGTTTGCCAGCGGTAAGTACGCAATTGCTCAGTGCGATCGCTGCGACCAACGGTTCAAGTTGAAGGTTCTTAAGACTGAAATCATCAAGACGAAGAACTACAACCTCTTGGTTTGCCCCGAGTGCTGGGATCCCGATCAACCACAGTTGCAGTTGGGTATGTGGCCAGTTGATGATCCGCAGGCTTTGAGGAATCCTCGCCCAGATCGAAGCTATGTGCTGTCTGGTACGAATGGTTTGCAACTTGTTCCAACTGGCAACGGGCCAGATGGGGCGGGAACAGTAGAAGCTGGTAGTCGAATCTTTCAATGGGGATGGAATCCGGTTGGCGGAGCATCGTTTTTTGATACTGCTTTAACTCCAAATTATTTGGTTTTAACGGTAGAACTTGGTACAGTTACGGTTACAACGACATAAGGAGTCGATGATGGACACAAAACAGGTAAAGAAGATCGCTGATAAAGAGGTCAAAGCCCATGAGCAGCGCATGCACCCCGGTGCAAAAAAGATGCGTGCTGGCGGCAAGACCAACAGCGACATGCTCAAGTATGGTCGCAACATGGCCAAGATCATGAATCAGCGTAGTGCTGGCAGAGGTAAATAATATGGCTGAGTACAAACAACCTCAAAAAGCACCCATCCAAGAAGCTGGTATTGGTGACAACAAGAAGTATCTGCGCGAAGCAAATGTTTCAGTTGCCAATACACGCAGTGGCGAGTACAAACCTACCAAAACTGACGGCATCAAAATCCGTGGCACTGGCGCGGCTACCAAAGGCTTGATGGCCAGAGGCCCAATGGCATGAACTATTCTGAGCTTGTAGCTGCGGTCACTGACTACACTGAGAACACCGTACCCACGGTGAATATGAACACGTTCATAACTCAGGCAGAGCAGCGCATTTACAACTCGGTTCAGTTCCCTTCCATCCGTAAAAATGTAACTGGCATCACGGTAGCCAACAACAAATACTTATCTTGCCCCGGCGATTTCCTGTCAACATTTTCGTTGGCTGTGATTGATGCGGATGGCAACTACGAGTACCTGTTGAACAAGGATGTGAACTTCATCCGTCAGGCGTATCCAAAGCCAACTGATACAGCTCTTCCGAAGTACTATGCGTTGTTTGGCCCAACCACCACAAATGCACCGAGTCCTATCATCACAAACGAGTTGAGTTTTATCCTTGGCCCGACACCTGATGCTGCGTATGACGTTGAGTTGCATTACTACTATTACCCCGAGTCAATCACGACAGCAACCACCACATGGCTGGGAGACAACTTTGACACTGTCCTGTTGTACGGAACACTTGTTGAGGCTTATACCTACATGAAGGGCGAGCCTGACGTTATGGCATTTTATGATACCAAGTACAAAGAAGCTCTGGCTCTGGCTCAACGCATGGGTGATGGTCTTGAAAGACAGGATGCTTATCGTAGCGGGCAGTTCAGGATGCCGCCGCTTCCTCAGAATAATGGGGTTCGTTAATGGCGTTCACAGGAAACTTTTCTTGCAACACCTTGCGGGCAGGGTTAGCCAATGCAACGATCAATCTGACTTCAGATACGTTTTATTTGGCCCTGTACACAAATGATGCAACGCTGGATGAAACCACCACAGCCTACACTGCAACTGGCGAGGCTTCTGGTGGAGACTATGTAGCAGGCGGGCAAGTCGTAACGACGACTGTGACATCTGAAGCTACAGCGTCTGGCAGCGTTACATACGTGTCGTTTTCTTCACCGTCTTGGACGGGGCAGATCACTGCAAGAGGGGCTTTGATTTACAAAGCCGGAGCCAATGGCGCAATCTGTGTGCTTGATTTTGGTAACGATAAAACATCCAGCAATACTTTCACTGTGACGATGCCTGCCAACACCAGCACATCAGCACTCATTCGACTTGTTTAAGGAGTAAAAAATGTCAGCAATAGAAAAAGCCCAAGCCGCCGATACCATCGGTAGCGCACTCACCAAAACCTTGGAGGCTGGTGAAACAGCATCCGCTAAAGGCGTCTACACCATGCAGTGCTTTGACAAGGACGGCAATCTGAAGTGGGAGGCAGTATGTCCCAATTTGGTCGTCAATGGCGGTCTGCAAGATATGAACAACAAGTACTTCCTTGGCAGTGCTTACACCGCCACTTGGTACATTGGTTTGTACGGCGCAGGCGCAACAAACAGCCCAGCAGCAACAGACACCATGTCTTCGCACGTTGGTTGGACTGAAGTTGTTCCTTACAGCCAAGCTACTCGCCCAGCATGTTCTTTTGCCACACCAACCACAGCCAACCCATCTGTGGCGACCAACTCAGCTTCTCCGGCAGTATTTAGCATCAACGCTACATCGACTGTTGGTGGCGCATTCTTGACCAGCAACAACACCAAGAGCGGTACAACCGGAACTTTGTACTCAGCTTCTGACTTCACATCCCCCGGAGATCGTTCTGTTGTGTCAGGTGACACATTGAACGTGACATACACACTCAGCTTGGCTGGTTAATAGGAGCAAACATGGCAACATTCAAAAAAGGCGATGTCGTAAAGCTGGCTGGCGTCGTACCCCAAGGCCCAGTAATTGCAATGCGCATGGACGACGACGGCAACGTGTCATATCTAATTGAGTGGACTGATGTTGATGGTAATCCTCAACAGCGTTGGTTTGCCGAGTCTGATTTGGCAGCAGTCTAATATGAGCGGGGCATGACGAGTGTTTGGTTTAACCGCATTCTCTCAAGCCCCGTTTTCGTCGCTCAGTGGTAATACATTTGCTGCCTCAGTATCTGAATCAACCACAGCGACGGATAGTATATCTTCGCTTTTAACTTTTGTATCGGCGGTATCAGAGACATCTACTGCCACGGATTCAACATCTTCGACAATAAGTTACCCCGCATCCGTTTCTGAAACTGCCACAGCCACAGACTCCATTTCTTCTGCGCAAACATTTGCAACAAACATTTCGGAAACATCCACTGCAACAGATAGTATTTCATCTAGAGCAACTTTTAATTCTGCTATATCAGAAACGTCAACAGCTACAGATGCGGCCTCATCTCGTTTAACTTTTGTATCCGCCGTATCAGAAACAGCTACAGCTACGGATACAGACGCAGTAGCAGCCAGTACGTTTAATGCCCCGGTGGTTGAGACAGCAACTGCAACAGATTCCATTTCTTCAGCAGTAACATTCCGTTCGGCTGTTTCTGAAACATCTACTGCAACAGATTCAGATTCTGCGGTAGCAAAATTTATTGGCTCGGTATCAGAAACATCAACCGCAACGGACTCTGACTCAAGTAAACAAACATTTGTATCTGCGGTATCAGAAACATCAACAGCCACAGACAGTGTTTCGTCTAAGTCAACTTTTAATTCTGCTGTATCAGAAACAGCCACTGCAACAGACGCTATTTCGTCCGCAACTACATTCCGAAGTGCAGTATCAGAAACCTCAACAGCAACCGACGCTATATCATCAGCTCAAACTTTTGTAACAAGTATTTCTGAAACAGCAACTGCAACAGATTCAAATTCTGCGGTACAAAATTTTGTAGCAACAATAGCAGAGTCAGCAACAGCAACAGATGTTATGTCTGGCGTGATGTCTTTTGTTTCTTCTATTTCTGAGTCTGCTACAGCCACAGATTCTGATTCAGTAGCAGCCAGCACATTCAATGCCCCAGTGGTGGAGACAGCATCCGCATCAGATGCAATTGCATCTACAGCAAGTTTTGGTGGAGCGGTGTCAGAGACAGTGACAGCAACAGATTCAAATTCTGCGGCACAAACTTTTGCTACAAACGTAGCAGAATCAGCAACGGCAACAGATACGAATTCTGCAACTCAGACATTTATTTCAACCGTATCTGAAACAGCCACCGCCACAGATTCAACGTCAAGTTCATTTGTCTTTGATGGCGTAGTCAGTGAGTCTGCCACGGCGACAGATACAAACGTGGCCTCAAACTTGTGGTTTACAAACATATCAGAATCCTCCGTATCTACGGATGCGATGGAAGCGTTTGCCACATTTGAGGCGCTGATTGAGGAGTTTGGCGGTGTAATTGATGCGGTCACTGCGTCTCAGATATTCATTGCCGCCATCCAAGAAACCATCACGGCATCAGACTCGTTCTTTGCCCGATTCTTGTGGGAACTCATCAACGACAGTCAAACCGCAAACTGGTCAAACATAGACACCTCAGAAGGCACAACTTGGGCGACAATCAACGCGGCCCAAAGTGCGGGCTGGGCAAATCTAAACACCGCAGAGTCCGCTGACTGGGCAGAAATAAATGACAGCAACCCCAATACTTGGACAAAGATTGGGACAACCTGAGAGTAAGACATGGCATTGGTTTTAGCTGATCGCGTTCGGGAAACTACTACCACCGCTGGTACAGGCACAGTCACGCTTGCCGGAGCCGTAACAGGCTTTCAGTCTTTTGCTGTTGTTGGGAATGGCAACATAACGTATTACACAATTGCTGGGCAAGGCACTTCTGAGTGGGAAGTGGGTGTGGGTACGTATACGTCTTCCGGTACAACCCTGAGCCGAGACACGGTGCTGGCTTCCAGCAACTCAGGCAGCTTGGTGAATTTCAGTGCGGGTACAAAAGATGTGTTTGTCACCTACCCCGCAGGCAGATCAGTTACCGGCTCAACGGGCATGATGGAGAACGACACCACCATTGCGGCAAACTACACCATCAACAGCGGAAGAAACGCTTTGAGCGCAGGGCCACTCACGGTTAACACGGGGGTCACGATCACAGTCCCGACGGGTTCAGTATGGACTGTTGTCTGATAAACCAATAGAATGCAAGAAGGAGTTTAAACGTGCCATCCTCATATACATCACTGCTAGGGTTTGTACAACCCGTAACTGGGGAACTCACCAACACGTGGGGTTCCACGGTTAACTCCCAGTTGACTCAACTGGTTGAGGATGCTATCGCCCAATACTCTACAGTCAGCGTAACCTCTGGTGACTGGACACTGACCACAACCGGCGCTGGCGCACAAAACCAAGCGCGAACAGCCATACTGATCGCCACAGGCGCACCGGGTACATCTCGATACATTTACGCCCCACAGCAGAGCAAAACCTACGTGGTGGTCAACAACTGCACTGACGGCAGCAATATTTATATTCGTGGTGGCACATCCAGCTCATACTCTGCTGGCGTACTGATTGGCCCAAACAGTTCTGCGCTGGTGGTGTGGAACAACAAAACTGCGGAGTACACAGCCGCCATATCCGGCACGACCATGACGGTGTCTGCGATTGCTGCGGGTGGTATTCAGGTTGGGCAGTTCTTGACCGGCACAGGCGTGACCGCAGGCACATACGTCACAGAGTTCTTGACTGGCACAGGCGGGGCAGGAACTTACACTGTCAGCACATCTCAGACGGTCTCTTCGACAACCATGACTTCAGCCGACTTTGTGAAAGTCGCGGGGGGTGGCGGTGGAGCGACAGGCGGTGGCAACGATGAGATATTCTTCCAAAACGGACAGACCGTCACCGCAAGCTACACAATCACCACAAACAAAAACGCTGGTACGTTCGGGCCGGTTTCCATCAATTCTGGTATCACAGTAACGGTTCCGACTGGTTCTGTGTGGACTGTGGTTTAAGGAGAAAACATGTCTCAAGTATCAATTGCGGGAAATGCGAGCGGGTCGGGAACGATTACCGTCACATCCCCGAACACAAGTAGCAACTACACACAAACGCTGTCGGCAGTCAGCGGAACAATCCCTGTAGCGCAATCCAACACTGCGTTGGTGACAGGCGTTCCCATTTATGAAAACACCAAGACCGTGACAACCACATACTCAGTGACATCGGGATCGTGTGCAATGTCTACCGGCCCCATCACGCTGAATGCCGGTGTAACGGTAACTCTTCCGGCGGGTTCACGCTGGGTTGTTTTATAAAGGATTGATATGGCATCACTTGTTTTAACAGGAGACACCAGCGGACAAGTCACACTTGCCGCCGCCGCAGTTGCAGGGACAAACACCATCACTGTTCAAGCGGCTACGGGGACAATGTCTGTCAATACACTGGCAACGGCTGTTGCATCCACATCAGGCACTTCTATTGATTTCACAGGCTTGCCAGCGTGGATTAAACGAATCACTGTAATTTTATCTGGTGTTTCGTTGAGTGGAACTTCAAATCCTCTTATTCAACTAGGTACAGGTTCGACTACTTTTACAACTTCTGGATATTCAAGCGCATCAACTTATACAAACAATAGCGCAAATAATAGTTTGGGGGCAACTGCTACAAACGGATGTATATTCTTTGCTAATGGTACGGCGGCGGCGGCAGTAAGTGGAAATATAACAATCACAAATGTTTCTGGAAATGCGTGGGTTTTTTCTGGAGCTGGATACCATACTTCAGGTTTAACTTTAACTACTGGTGGCATTGTCACACTTGGGGCAGTATTAACTGCTGTTCGCATCACCACTGTTAACGGCACAGACACCTTTGATGCTGGCACAGTCAACATTCTGTACGAAGGATAAAAATGTCAATACTCGTTCTAACATCCGACACGCTGATTGGTACACCAGCCGTAGGGAATATTGAATATTCCAGCCCAATCTTTGCCGCAACACCGATTGGCACACAGCGAGGCATTGTTCCAACTCAGCAGTATTACAGACTGAACGCTGACCTTGCAGGGGCAAATGTCAACACAGCGCAAAACATATTTGGTGTGGGTTGCACTTTGTCCGCAAGCACTGCGTATGAGTTTGAGATGATTTTTGCGTTAAGCAAATCTGCTGGTACAACATCAAATACCGTAGGTTTTGGCTTTGCTGGAACAGCAACATTAAATAACATTTATTATCTTTCGAGTGCAAGTGCGGCAACTTCTGTCACATCTGCCGCCTCTATAGGTTCATCTTATGGGTCATTTGCAATAACAGCATCAAATGTCAATACAAATATGGTAACTATAAGTGCGGCTGTAACTTGGTTTGTAATTTTAAAAGGCACAGTATCAGTCAATGCTGGCGGTACATTCATTCCGCAATACACGCTATCAGCCGCACCGGGTGGTGCTTATTCAACACTAGCTGGTAGTTTTATTCGCATTGCACCAGTTGGCGCATCCGGTTCTAACACTTCAGTAGGAGCATGGGCATGAGCACAGTAATCGACGGATCAGCAAGCGTCACGATCAACAACGGTACGGTACTGGGGATTACCTCTGCCCCTGCTCAAGCAACAAACACAAGCGCAGTAGCTTATGACTTCACAGCGTTACCAAGTTGGGTGAAGCGGATCACCGTTATGTTTAATGGTGTAAGTGTAAATTTATCTTCAATTATTCAAGTTCAATTAGGAACTGGGTCAACAAGTTACACAACATCTGGGTATCTTGGCGGGGGTTGGTTTGCAAACACAACAAATACTAACGTAACAACGGGAATACCTGTTATTGCGTCTGGCGCAGGTGCTAGTGCAAGGACTCTTTACGGAACAATGACTATCGCAAATATCACAGGCAACACTTGGGTGGCTTCAGCAACTATATTTGATGGTAATGCATCAGGTTGTTTAAGTGGAAGCTCTATTGCTCTTGCCGCGCCTCTAACTGCTATTCGTCTCACCACAGTTAACGGCACTGATACCTTTGACGCTGGCACAGTAAACATCATGTATGAAGGATAAGAAATGACACACAGAATCGTAGTCAATTGTGAAACAGGCGTAACCACAATCGTTCAATACACACCTGAAGAACAAGCAATCCATGACGCAGCAGTAGCGGCACAAGCAGCGGCTGAGGCAGAAGCTAAGGCACTTGCTGAAGCACAGGCTTTGGCTGAAGCACAGGCGGCACAACCAGCGCCCGAACAAGGAGTAACCAATGACAGCCAAACTTGACGGAACAAACGGACTGCTCCAGCAGTACAACTACCAAGTCCCAACAACTGGGTTCTCCTACACATTTGCCGCTGGTGTAAATGTACTGGTGATGAATCCTGCTGGTACGCTGGCAACAGGCACAATCACAATGCCAGCATCCCCTGCGGATGGTATGACCATTACATTCAGTTCAACTCAGACAATCACAGCATTGACTGTGAACGCCAACACTGGGCAGAGTATTGTGCGCCCACCAACTTCTTTTGGTGCGGGTTCTGCTGTGACATTTGTTTATCGTTTGTCAAATACAACTTGGTATCCAATGACAAACTACGCAACAGCAGGTACTGTGTTGCAGGTTGTACAAGCTACTACAGATTCCCAATTAACAATAACAGGTGCAACTTATGCTGATATAACTGGTTTGTCTGCATCAATAACACCAACATTTTCTACCAGCAAAATACTGATTCAATACAGAATCAATGGGTCTACTGCTGGAGGAACAACATATCATGCGTTTCAAATAGTAAGAAATTCAACAGCAGTTGGAAATGGCGCACAAGGCACAAACAGAATTAAAGGACATAGTGCTGTTCGAGGTCAATTTTCGGATGCCAATCCTTATTGGACAACTTCTGGTGAATTTTTAGATTCTCCAGCAACAACTTCTGCAACAACTTACAAAATTCAAACTTCTACAAATGGTACTACCTATATAAATAGATCGCCATCAAATACTGACACCACAGACATGGTTAGCACTCTTTGCTCAATTACTTTGATGGAGATTGCACAATGACCATAACAATCAACATCCTCTACGAATAAGGAGCATAAACATGCCAGTAACAATTTCGGGGACAAGCGGGATC